TGTCATTTCGTGATAATATTCGTTATCAGTCAACAATTTATATACCCTCTCCGACAATTCAAAACACGTTTGCGGATAATCGGCGTAAATATCAATCTGAACCGTCGTATCATTCGTAACGACCGTATTGTCATATGACATTGAGCCTTTGTCCGTTAGCGTGTAATATGCTATTGCGGGCAATTTGTTAAAATTATCGGGATATGCAAAACATACACTTACACCGTCTATTTGCTTTAAAATATCCCGTAATTCCAAACCAATATCAAACACCGTACCCCTCCCTAAATTTCATAATTATTTCACTTATATTATTTTTCAGTGCAGGTACGAGGAACGGCTTAGGTGCTTGACCCGACGTTGTGTAAAATCGACCGCCACTGTAATACGTCCAATGCCTCTTTGACGTATGTGAAACGGATTTGTCGCCCTTGGAGCCTGTGCCGAATTCAACATAAATGCCGTAATCGGCAGTCGGACCGATTGCAACACTGTCACCGTCCACTTGGCTTACAATACTGCCTTTTAAACGTCCTGTTGCAACAGGACAGTTTGCCACTGCGTGCGCTCTTACGACTTCACCCGCCATTGCCAAACCTCTCTGCATTTTATCACCTGTTGCATACTGTGTCAGCTTATCAACAACGTTGTCTATCCCCTCGATTGAAAAATTCATTTTAACCGGCTCCTTTCGAGCATTGCTACCAAACCGCTGTCCCATTTCTGCACATATGTTATATCATATATGTCGCCGTCATATTCGACCCTGTTTCCAACCTTTACGTCGTCTGACATATCGCAGAACATACGCATTTGACATTCTATATCTAAACCGTATTGCTCTCTTGCTCTGCCACCGCTGTACGGTTGTACATCGGCTTTGATTTCGGATAATACAGTCTTTTCGGTTTTACCTGTATAGTCGTCAATTTCATATTCTGCGATTATAACAGTTTTATCGTAAAAATCACTGAATACTGATGTCACTCGGAACACGCCCCTTTCGTTTACGGAACGGGTCAAGGCGTTTATAATAGTTGATGAAAATCTTGTCATTGTCGGTTTCGGCATATGTGACAGAACGTTCGCCCTCACTTCTGCTCTTGACTACTTCGGGACTTTTACTGTCCCCGTAACCTTTCGCCCTGTACATATCCGCCGCAATCTTCGGAACAAGGCTTTCAAGCTGACGTGGCAGTACATCAATATGACAATACGCCATAATCATATTAACCGTGTCCTCAATCAAAAAGGACAACAAGCTGTCTTGCTCGTCGTCCTTAATTCCCAACAACATTTTTAATGTCCCCAACTGTTCCATATTATTCACCGCTTACAACGTCGGCACTGCCCGACTTTCTCGCTTTGCCGTCTGCGGTAACTTCCGCAACTGTAATCTTGTGACCGTTTGTCGCAGTGATTTCGTCACCGTTGTTAAACTCTGTCCACTTCGACAAATCGTCGTCATATGCAACGCTTGGAGCGGTGCTTGCGGCAGTCTTGTAAACCAACTTGTGACCGCCGATAGGCTTTGGCGATACCGTAATAACAGTGTTGCCTGTTGTGCCTGCAACCGATTCAACTGTCAATTCGCCAAGTGTCGGAACACCGTT